GTTGAGATGAATGATGGATATAAGAGCGTTCCGAAACCAGCCGAGGTACTAGCGGAGTGACTGATTTGCATCCGGAAGTATCCGAAAGTATCCGAATCCGGATGATCCGGATAATAAGGATTCCATCCGGATTAGGATCCGGATCCATCCGAAACCATCCGGATCCATCCGGGTTCCCACCCTTCCAATCATCCGAATCCTTCCTCCTGTGTCTATAGACACAGGAAGGATCCGGATGGAAAGTGGGCCGGATGATCCGGATCCGGATGGGAGGTCAGGGAAGGTGGGGGAAACGGGGAAGTGGGAGGTTTGCAGGTGTTTGTAAGTTTGTGTAAGGTTTGGGGGCAAATATGATTGAGGTGCAGATAGACATGAAGATTGTTAGTGTGGCTAACATCAGGATGCACTGGGCTGTAAAAGCCAAGTTGACGAAGGGACAGCGCCAGAAGGCGTTCAATGCGTTATGTGCTGTTGGTGCACCTATGCCCTTGCCTTGCACGATTGTGTTGACTAGGGTGGCTCCTAGGGGCTTGGATGGGGATAATCTGCAATCAGCGTTTAAGGCGACGAGGGATGGGGTGGCTGATTGGCTAGGTGTGGATGATGGGGATCAGCGGTTGGACTGGCAGTATCGCCAGCGCAAGGGTGCGGCGAAGGTTTATGCTGTGGAGATTGAGGTGATATGAGGGTTATGCAGGAATTGCATGGCTATGTTCTGGTTGCGACAGATTGTTCTGGATGCGACGGCGTGTTGTAAATGCGACTGGGTTTATGGGGGGGGGGTCGCATTTTGAACACATTCTTTTAAATTACGCATACGCGCATGGGAAAAATCAAAGTGAAAACACTGGCTGAAAAGACTACGGTAACTGGCGCTGTTATGGGGCGACCACCGAAATGGCCGATAGGAGATCCAATCTGGCAGCAGATTGTTGACAAGGTTTCAGCGGGCAAAAGCGTATCAACAGTGCTGCGCGAGCCTGGCTATCCAACGTGGACTAGCTTCCAATCAATGCTGGCTAGTGATGACCGGCTTCGCACTGCCTACGACAAGGCCGTCCAAGACCGTGCAGACCGCATGGCTGACGAGATACTGGAGTTGTCTGACGAGCAGATGCCGGAAGGCTTGGAAGGCGCTATGGCGTCAGCCTGGGTGCAGCAGAAGCGTATGCAGGTGGATGCTCGCAAGTGGATAGCCAGCAAGCTGAAGCCTCGGACTTACGGTGACCGCATTGACATGACCGTGCGCGATGAGCGCATCAGCGTACTCGATGCGTTGGAGCAGGCGCAGTCAAGGGTAAAGACACTGGTCATTGACAACGTGACTGATGTCACAGTTAAGTAATGTGTACCTGTGGATAACTCTGTCTCTGTCGTCTCTGCTTTATACAACGGGCGTTATGTTAAGTTGATCTAACAGCATGTGGCCTGTGGATAACTGTGCCGCTGGCCGCGCCCGACCCGCCCGCCGCGCCGTGGCCGGGGGGGGGAGGGGCCCAGCGCGAAAGGGCCGCAGTTACGGTGGGCCCACGCACAATTTTATTTTTTTATGATATAAACCGCTAACCCACATTCACCCCATGCCCGCCTACCCCAACGCCCTCATCCAGTCAGCGCCACGGAACAACCTGTTGGCAGCGCAAATGCTTCCAGCGACAGGAGAAGGGTCGTATTTGCGACAGCAGTTCCCCCAGGTGTATGGCTTCCTTGGTGGCCTAGCAGGCACAGCACCAGATGAGATGCAGGGCAGTGCAATGGATCCAAACACCGCAGCGGTAAGGCAGGGTGCATCCTATGGCTACCTACCTGGCTTGGTTGCCAGCAGCGCACCACTGGGTAAGGTTGGAGCAGGCATGGGTATGCTGGCTGGCATGGCCCGAGGCACCCAGAAGTTCGACAACAGTGCGTTGATGGCTAAAAAATTTGACGTGGTTAAGCGCGACGCATCTGAGATTTTTGGCGCTGGCGCGGAAAGGTTCCGTTATACGGATCCAACAAGCGGCGGGATGATTGACGTTCTAAAGCGCCCAGACAATACGGCATCTGTTCTTGGTTTGGAAGTACCGGAGGCGTTTAGGGGTAAAGGCATTGGTGAGAGTTTGCAATCTCAGGTGCTGCAAGATTTTCCAGCCATGATGGGTCAAGTTTCGTCAAAAGCTGCGGCAAAGACTGCATACCGTTTGGGTCGCAGGCCACCAAATCAACCTAATGCAAGTTTGGATGATGTGTTTAAATTGATGGATGAGAATTCGTCGGTTAACTTGGTTTCGCCAAAAATGCAGCAGACGTTTAATCCTGCGCCGACAAGCACATTTGACAACACCGCCTTAACTGGCGCTAAGTTTGTCGCCCCCCAAGACGAAGCCCTGCGCTTGGCGCAACAACGCGCATCTCTGCCACCAGCTCAAGGTGGCCTTGGTTTGCCTGCTGGCAATACACCGGAGCAGAGGGCGGCTGCTATGGGGTTTGATGTGAATACTACAAGATTTCACGGTTCAGACAAAGATATTTATGCGTTTGATCCGGCAAAATTTGGAAAAAATGATCAGGGTTGGTATGGCCGTGGAGTAACAACGGATACTGATCCTGAAATTGCATCAGGATATGCAAATTACAATGAGGCTCAAAATGGACAAGTTGTTTATCCGCTTGTTAGCAGGGGTAAATATATGGAATGGCCAGAAGGTCAATCCCCATTTTCAACGGCTAAAGATTCAATTCAAGGTACAAAGGACATACAAGGATTAGGTTATCAAGGTACGCGGGTAACAAATGATCGTGATTTGTATGGAAATTCACCACAATTTGGCACAGAGCAAGTTACTTTTAATCCAGAAAACATCCGTTCCCGGTTTGCCGCATTTGACCCATTTCGCAAAACCGCAGCCATAGCCGCAGCAGCAGGACTAGCAGCACCCGACCTGTTGGCTGGTCAATCACCACAACAAGCGCCCAAGTTCGACAACAGCGCCCTAATGAAATAAATGCAACTCCCAATCTACAAAGGCGAAGAAGAACAGCGACTGATGGTGGAGCTATGGAGCCCGCAGATCGCTGATGACCTTGAGGCGTTTGTTCTCTACGCCTTTCCTTGGGGCGTCAAGAACACACCATTGGCTAAGTTCAGTGGCCCACGCAAGTGGCAGAGGGAAGTGCTGCGCGATGTGACGGATCACATTAGGGCACAGAAGGGCAAGGTTAACTTTGACACCATTCGGGAGTCAGTATCCAGCGGTCGAGGCATCGGCAAGTCTGCGCTTGTCAGTTGGCTGGTTCTCTGGATGTTGACCACCCGGATTGGTGGCTCGGTGATCATCAGTGCAAACAGCGAGAACCAGCTACGCTCAGTCACCTGGGCCGAGCTTACCAAGTGGGCAGCAATGTTGATTAACAGCCACTGGTGGGAGATCAGCGCGACTAAGCTGGTTCCAGCCAAGTGGTTGACCGACCTGGTTGAAAAAGACCTGAAGAAGGGCACCCGCTACTGGGCCTGCGAGGGTAAGCTGTGGTCGGAAGAAAACCCCGACTCTTACGCTGGTGTGCACAATCAGGACGGCATGATGCTGATCTTTGATGAGTCCAGCGGTATTCCGGATCCCATCTGGGACGTTGGCGCTGGCTTCTTTACGGAGAACACGCCGGATCGGTACTGGTTTGCCTTCTCCAACCCACGGCGCAATACTGGGTACTTCTTTGAGACTTTCAACGCCAAGCGCGCCTTTTGGAAGTCCCGCACGGTGGACGCTCGCACGGTGGAAGACACCGACAAGGCAATCTACGAGCAGATCATTGCCGAGTATGGCGAAGACTCGACCCAGGCCAAGGTTGAGGTCTATGGTGAGTTCCCGTCTGCCGGTGAGGATCAGTTTATTGGCTCAATGCTGGTGGACGACGCCATGAAGCGCCCGAAGTACAAGGACATGACCGCGCCTATCATCCTTGGTGTGGATCCTGCCCGTGGTGGTGCCGACGCGACGGTAATTGCGGTGCGACAGGGCCGCGACATCGTGGCAATCAAACGGTATCAGGGTGAGGACACCATGACGATTGTTGGCCGAGTCATTGAGGCTATTGAAGAATTCAAGCCAATGATGACCGTGATTGACGAGGGTGGCTTGGGTTATGGCATCCTTGACCGGCTGACTGAGCAACGGTACAAGGTCAGAGGCGTTAACTTTGGCAATAAGGCCAAACATTCCATAGCTTTTGGCAACAAACGCGCCGAAATGTGGAATGATATGAGGAACTGGTTAAAATCTGCTAGTATTCCGCAAGACAGGCAACTGAAAGCCGACCTGACAGGGCCGACAAAGAAGCCTAATTCTTCTGGTACTATCTTTCTGGAAGGCAAGAAGGAAATGAAAGCTCGTGGTTTGGCTTCGCCTGATGCGGCTGACGCTATTTGCGTGACCTTTGCATTTCCCGTGGCCCATAGAGAGTACAAAGAAAATACCCGTACACTGCGAGTCCAAGATCGCGGCGCAGTTTCAACTGGATGGATGGGAAGCTAATATGGCAAACACTAAACCAATCGGCGTAGCTTACGAAGATCAAAACATCATTGGCGCGGATACGGTTAATGCAAATGTGGTCTACGCAACATCTCAGTTGGGTTATACCAATGGTGCGTATGGTACGGTGACACAGACTGGCAACAAAGCATCAGCCGTAACATTGAACAAGACTGCTGGCACAATTACCACGACAAATGCTCAAATGGCCCCTAGTGCTAAAGTTGCGTTTGTTGTGAACAACAGCCAAGTGTCTGCGTTGGATACGGTCATTGTGAACATTGCATCTGGTGCTACTGCAACTTTTGCGTACCTTATTGCGGTGGTGACGGTAACTGATGGTGCATTTACAATTAACCTAGACAATGTGTCAAGCAATGCCTACACCGACACGCTCAAGATCAATTTTTCTGTACTTCACGTTCAACCAGCATAAGGACGTATCATGCCGCTGAAGAAGTCACCCACACCCGAAGCCTTCCGTAAGAACGTAAAGGCTGAAGTTGCCGCTGGCAAACCAGTCAAACAGGCCGTTGCGATTGCGTATTCCGTAAAGCGCGCCGCAGCCGCCCCAAAAGGTAAAAAATAATGGACATTACTGGTATCACAGCCGCTGCCGCAGTCGCTGTTGGCGGCTCGGCCAAAGACAAAAGTGATGCCAGCATCCTTGCCGCAGCTCGTTCTCGTCTTGACTTGGCGATGTCTGCGCTCTCTGAGTCGCGTGAAGACGAGAATGATGACCTGAAGTTCTACGCTGGAAGTCCTGACAATTGCTGGCAGTGGCCTGCTGATGTGTTGGCTACCCGTGGCGCTGTGCAGGGTCAAACGATCAATGCGCGCCCCACGTTGACCATCAACAAGCTGCCACAGCACGTTCGTCAGGTCACAAACGACCAACGGCAGAACCGCCCAGGCGCCAAGG